CATTTAAATATATAATAATACAATTGTGTTTTTATATATTTTTATAACGAATCATTGAAATAAATATGTCTAAATTTTTCCATATATTCGTCTTTCAATATGTGTGTTTTTAAATAATGTTCAGTCATTTTATCTTCTAACATATGAACTATGAAAAAAATCGAATAAATACCACATTCCGTATTTCCATATTGATGTTCAATACCCTCATTACTATCGACCTTAAAATTAATTTTTGGACTAAGATTTAAACCTTGTTCTTTAATTCGGTCAATTAATTTTTTAATTTCTTTGGGTGCCGGGTCTCCTGTACTGTCAAAGAAAAATATTTTCTTCTTTTTGATATTAACGAACATAGATATCCAGTGTTGTCCAGGTTTATCATGAGGGTCCGTGTTAAAAATTATTCCTATTTTTGTTTTTCCTTGTTTTATCATTTTTTCTAGACTAAAATTACATAATTCTTCCCAAACACATTCTCCATATAATTTTCTTGTATCAAAATCTATCGGCGATGGTCCGATAAAATCAAATTCTTTATATGCCTTTTCATATTGTTTCATAACTTTCATAATGTCAGTACTTGACAACCATTCATTTGGATTTTTTTTCCATTCTGGTGGAGATTCAGGAGCAAAAGACTCCGTAAGTTCACTCTCAAGTTGTCCAAAAGCACCTTTTTGTCTTAACCAACAAGCTTCGTTATTACATATATCTTTTAAATATTCACTTAGTTGTTTATGAATTTCTTTTGGAGAATTTGAAGTGATTTTAACATCAGGATGTCTAGCATTCCAACGGTCTCTTAACTGAATAAGTGATTTATTCGTATAACAAGTAAATTCGTTTAATTCATCTTTGGGTTTTGGACTGCAATTTACATTTTTTACACTTGGGTTTTTACCTGAACCACGTTTGACACGATTATTTACTGTTTTATTTTTCGATTTATTTCTTGTAATTGTTTTTCTATTTCTTTGTCTTTTGAGTGTCTTCATAAATAATAGTGATATTCTTTTTTTGCTCAATATCTTTTATTCCCTTATTTTTCAATTCTGGATTGGTAATATCAACTTCTCGCGGTTTTGGTAAAATAACATTATCAGGTTTTCTATTTCCACTTCGTTTAATATATTTATCTAAAGTCGGTAAATCCATTTTAACCGAACGCATCATTAATTTGTCTGCTTCCATAGAATTGCCAGATATATCTGCAACTATATCATCTATACATATTTCGTCAGGAAATTCTACATCTTTATATTCCTGTTGCAATAAGTCATTATTATCGACAATTTTGAAATAATGTATAGATGACTTTATAAATGTATCATAAGCATATTTAACATCAGGTGATAAATCATTCGGTTGATTATTTGTTATTAATTCCTTAAATAAATTGAAAATACGTTTTCTATAAAAATGAAATTCTTCTTTATTTATCTGCTTTTCTCTCTGTTTCATTACATGTTTTCCCATAGTATCCTTGTTTAGAAGACAGTCTAAAGTTATCTGATCAACCAACGATTGAGACATATAATAAAACCATAATTTTAATTTTTAATTTATCCTTGTTTTAATTTTTAGGACATCGCTTTAATTTTTATGACGATTCTTTTGTCATATCTTTAACTTGACATCTTGTGTTATTATAAAATATTGAGCTTCCGCATAAATTAGACGATGGATTTGGATTAAATGAATCAAATGTTTCATTTCTAAATAATATTTCATGTGGATTTGGTTGTGAATGAGTTTGAAATTTATATGTGTATAAATCGCTATTTGAACTAGGAACATAACTTGCTTGACTACATTTTTGTAGTGCGTAAATTTGATTTCTCAATTCTGATTCGGTATTAATATTTGAAGCAAAACCAGACCATGGAGATTGTGTATTTCCTGGATTAAATACTTGATGGACATTATATGTTGGCAATTGTGCGAATGGAACATTTATCTGTTTTCGTGGATCTACAATAGGAAAATAAGAATACTTTGTCATTACTGGTCTCACGTCTAAATATGGTTGTAGTAGTTGCGATGGAATATTTCTATCATATATACGATTGTTTGTTTGTTTATGAATTTCCGATACAGGTTCTTGAGCCATTTGATATATTTATATATTATTATTTTTTATAAAAAGCTTAAAGGTTAAACCCATATTTTTTATATTATATGTGCGGTATTTTCGCTTTACTTAATTCAAATGTTCATTCGCAAATTAATATGGATATGATTGCAGAAGTATTTAAAAGAGGTAAAAATAGAGGCCCTGAAACTTCTAAATTAGTTTCATATTTAAATCAAGAATTAATTTTGGGATTTCATCGCTTAGCAATCAACGGTCTAAATGAAGAATCTAATCAACCACTTATTTTAAATGGAGTAGAGTTGATATGTAATGGAGAAATATATAATTATAAGAATTTATATAAATATATGAATATAACACCTAATACTGGTTCAGATTGTGAGGTTATTATTCATTTATATTTAAAATACGGTATTGAGCAGACATTGGTCATGCTTGATGGTGAATTTGCATTTGTTTTGTATGACAGAAATCAAAATAAACTATATGCTGCAAGAGACCCGTATGGTGTAAGACCTTTATACAAAGTTGTTAATACTGATTCAAATGTTACATGTGTGATGGGTTTTGCTTCTGAACTTAAAATGCTGGAACCTTTTTACAATTTGGGTCCAAAAAATTCTTATATAAATCATTTTGAACCAGGAACATATTCAATGTTAACATATGACACTGACAAAAAATGGGTTTCAATTATAAGTAATCAACCTTATTTTATTCCTACATTTCCAACGACTGGATTAGTAAATAACACATTAATCAGAAATAGAGAAGAAACAGAATGTGTTAATCCATTATATTCTACAATCTCAGCAGCATTATCTGGTGCTGTTTTTAAACGATGTGAAACTACTGAACGACCAGTTGCGTGTTTATTAAGCGGGGGACTTGATAGTAGTTTAGTTGCTGCTTTGGTAAGCCAATATTTTAAAACATTTAACAGTACAGCAGAACCTGTTGAAAGTTATAGTATTGGGCTTGAAAATTCAGAAGACATTAAATATGCGCGAATAGTTGCTAAGTATATTGGTTCAAAACATACCGAAATTATTGTTACAGAACAAGAAATGTTTAATGCTATTCCAGAAGTTATTAAAGCAATTGAAAGTTATGACACAACTACCGTAAGAGCAAGTATTGGGAATTATTTAATCGGGAAGTATATTGCAGCTCATTCTCAGGCAAAGGTAATTTTTAATGGTGACGGCTCTGATGAATTATTAGGTGGTTATTTGTATATGAATAAATGTCCCGATGATATTGAATTTGATAAGGAAACGAGACGACTATTAAAAGATATTTATATATTTGATGTTTTACGTTGTGACAAGTCTATTTCATCGAATGGACTAGAACCACGTACAGCATTTTTAGATAGAAATTTTGTGAATACTATTCTATCCATCAACCCATTTTATCGCAATCATAAAAATTTCAATGAAGCAGAAAAATATCTGTTACGCAATAGCTTCAAGAAGGAGTTTTACACAGATAGTTTCGGTAGACAAATTTTACCGGATGAAATATTGTGGAGAAGAAAAGAAGCGTTTAGCGATGGTGTAAGCTCACACGGGCGTTCATTATTTACTATTTTACAAGAATTTATAGCTAAACATTATGATGAAGTAGAACCACTTGCTAATAATGAAAAATTTAAACCTTGCATAGAATTGGAAAAAAGATATTATAAAGAAATTTTTGACAAAGAATTTCCAAACTGTTCACATATTTTGCCTTATTTTTGGATGCCCAAATACACTAACGCAAGTGACCCAAGTGCTAGAACTTTAGATGTTTACAAATAATATCAAGTAATATCAAGTAGTATAAAATGAAATATGGTAAATATTAACTTATAATAAACACTTTCTATCTATCCAATGTAATATAATCTCATGTTAATATATGAATATACCCCAACTCCATAAATTACAGGAAACATTGTTTAATATTTTCATTTTTGTATCATATTCCTTGATTATTCTTTCTTTATTTGGTATATCACAATCAGCAGAAAGATATTTACAAACTTTAGATTATTATATTAGAATTTACGTTTGCCTATTTTTGATGTGGAGATTTAATCCTTTTAGAAGTAGGTATGAATTTACAAATTTAGACCGTAAAATAGCATTTAGTGCTGGATTATTAATTTTAACCACAACAGCATTAAATCAGTATTTGGATGATATTAGAAATGTCATTAAACAGTTCTTTTAAGAGTCTTGTTTTTTTTATTACCTCTATTTTTAATAGTTCTATTTTTTGTAGAATGATTGAAAAATGCCTGCAAATGCGATACTATATGTTTTCCAAGCACTTTGTCAACCTCATATTCTTTTTCATCTTTATTAATCACCATATATTTAAATAATTTTATATGTTCCATCATAAAAGTATTAAAATCTGGTTCATTTTCTATCATTTTTTTTCCTATTTCTGAACCAGAAAACTTATTTAACATATATTCAAATGGCAAGTCATAATAATAAGGTTTTATATTTATGTAGTAAATGTTATCGTGAGCCATGTCTGGAAAAAATGTATCATCCATAAAACAAATTTCAGCATCTATCGGTATCTTAGTGCATTTAATTAAATCTTTATGCGTTTTATTTTGAGTTGTTCTACATATTTCTACACGTTTACCGTTAATTTTAAATGCTGCTATAACCTGATCAACTAATTTATAATTAATTTTGTTCTCAAAATAGGTTATAATATACCGGGCCCATTCACGAGGCCCTGTATTATTTGTATAAATCATCATTTTATGGCAACAATTGGATTTTTTCTTAGTCTTTAAATATGTTAAAATATTTATTATATTTGGTCTTAGAAATTCTGGAAATAAATCGAGTATCTCATCAAAATCTGACTGTTTTAATGCATTTTTATTTTTAAATTTTAAATAGTTTGCTAAGCTATCCCAAAATATACCATATTGAGTAAAATAGCCAAGTGTTTCATCTAAATCAAATACTACTATTTTCATTGCTATTATATCTTGAGAAATTATTTCTCTTCATCCATTATAGTGTTAATTAAATATTTTGAAATTAGTAAATTTTCTGGAGGTATATTAAATTATTTTATTTGTAAAATATATACAACCATGACCGAACTTACAAATACTGATTATAAGAAAATTTTAGACTTTTATAATAAACCAATACCTAAATCTAAGCGGCTATTAAGGACACAAGCTGAAAAAATTCTTGTCAGCAAATTATGTCGTTGTATTAAAAAAGTCGACAAAGAAAACGAAGCTCGTGCAATTGGTATATGTACAAAAACAATCATTAATAGTAAGGGACTTATACGTGGAAAATTCACATGTAAAAAAAGACAAGAAATAAATCTTAAAAAGGGAAATAATATAACAAGAAAAAGTAGAAAATAATTATATCAAAATATAATAAGATGAAATATGTTGATATAATTATTATTGGAAGTGGTATCTCTGGTTTATATAGTGCATATCATATTAAACAATTCTCTCCAAACACTTCTTTTATGATTTTGGAAAAATATAAAAAAAATTGGATTGGTGGTAGGACCAGTAATGAAATGTTTTACGGAACTGAAATTGTTACTGGAGCAGGAATCGGTAGAAAATCCAAGGACAAATTATTACATAAACTAGTTAGTCAGTTTAATTTACCTACCCCAGAATTTATTGTTAATCCGTATAAGTGTAAATTAGCACATTCTATCGATATTAATAAAGTTATGGAACATTTAAGGAAAGAATATAAAACATTCAAAGATATAGATAAAGACAGATTTGTAACATTTAAGCAGTTTGCTACTAAAATTCTTGGAGAGAAAAATTATAATAATTTTATTATTTCTGCTGGATATACTGACTACGAAAACGAAGATGCATTTGAGACCTTGTATTATTATGGAATGGAAGACAATGCTTGTTGTTGGAAAGCATTTCGTGTTCCGTGGCGAAAACTTGTGTTGAAATTATACCATGATATTGGAGAAGAACATTTTAAATTTTCTTCCAAAGTAATTGGTATTACTAATAAGGAGGAGAATCCATGTAGATTTTTAATTAGTCTGGACAATGGTATACAGTATTTATGCAATAAGGTGATAGTTGCATCGACGATTGATACTGTCAGGAAGTTATTTCCCACTCATCCTATTTATAATGATATTCAAGGGCAACCTTTTTTACGTTTATATGCAAAATTCACCAAAAGCTCGATTCCTATTTTAAAAGAATATATAAAAGGTTTTACATTTGTACCAGGGCCTTTACAACGAATTATTCCAATGGACCCTAATAATGGTATTTATATGATTGCTTACAACGATAATAATAATGCGATTGCTCTTAAAAATAATCTTCAAAATACGCAATCAAATAGACATTTATATGAAGTGCTTTTAGAAAAGTCTTTCGGTATGCCTAATGGTTGTTTACATATTATTGCTATTAAGGACTATTATTGGCCTATCGGAACTCATTATTATAAACCATTAAACAAAGAGTTATATTGTTCGAGAGAAAAATTTATAGATAAAGCTCAACATCCTGAGGAAGGAATACTAGTGGTTGGGGAAGCAGTAAGTCGAAATCAAGGGTGGAGTGAAGGAGCTTTAGAGAGCGTAAAAGCTGTTGTCACTAAACAATGGATTAAAAAAGAATGTTAATTAATGTCATAAAATAATTGAATCATATTTGTCGTTTTTTATATTTTTATATCTAATATACGTCGAATTTTACACCTTTTTACATTTGAATCGGTGTTTGAAATGTAAAAATGTCTAATTATATAAAAGTACCCAATCAATGAAGTTATTAATTGAATTACTTAAACAAATAATACAAATGATATCCGATTGATGCAAATCCTAACATTAATAATATCTCAAAAAATTTTCTAGCCGTTTTCTCTCCATTATAACCGATATAAATTAGTAAAGGTCCAATAATAAAAACATGAATCAAATTCACCCATATACCTTTACCAGCATTTAGATATCCATATATTTTATATAAATGGTAAAAAATAATTACAAATCCTAAAAACAACAGTATATTAAATAACGGTTTATAAATTTTCTCTCTATTTATACCTACATAAAGAAATAGGGTACCAACAATTACAACATGAAATAAATGCACAAATGCGTCGTAATCCATTATATAAAATAATAATATTATTTTCTATAATTATTTTATGGACAGTTTTAATTACGAAAATACAGAAACAGTCGCCCAAAATGGAGGAAAAGTTGTGCGTAATGTAACTATTAAGAAAGGCAAAGGCTATAAAAGTATTACAAAATATCATAAAGGTAAAAAACTTTATACAGTTAAAAAACCAATACATAAAAGTCATATTGAATTTATTAGAAAAGGCAAATTCATTCCTGGTTTATTCCAAGACTGTAAAAAATGCAAAACAAAAAAGAGAAGAGGTGGTGGTTACGACATAGAAATGGGACCAGAAATTATGCCGATTAAACCATATCCAGTTCCTCCTGACCCAGATAGATTTAATCGATATGAACAACTAATAAGGTCGCGATCAGCATCACCCGAGGAAGCAACCATCGTATTTTCTGGTCCAACACCAGAAGCAAGACAGGCTATGGAGAGAAAAGAAATGTCATTTGAAGACCCATTGAATGTAAATCCATTTGATCAAGAAGTTAAAATTTTTTCACGAGGTGGAAGAAGAACCAGAAGAAAACGATATGGTCTTTAACTTGATAGATGATCTAGTGCCGATAATAAAACCAATTCCTGGTCAGTTAGCTTTTGAAAAATTAAATTTTTATCCATAGAAATTTGAAAATGACGAGGAGGAAATCCAAAATTTTTACAAATACAAACTACACCATCATCCATTATTTTCATTTCACAAAATATAGCACCTTTTGTTAGTTGAATATTTGCCGGGTCTTCAATTGGTATCCATCGTAAAAATGTGCCGTATTTTAAATCGTTCATTTCGTCTACATATTTGTAATCCTTTAATTTATTAAATATACTAATTAATTCTTTTTTTGGTAATTCAAGTTCCTTGAGAATTTTAAAATTCATTTCTCTAATCTTCTTAGTATTAAAGTTCATCAAAGTATCATTTGATTCATCATCTAAAGCTTTTAATAATTTATTAACATCCATTATTATTACTTTACATAAATAAATTTTTATATTATTTATGTAGATTTACTTATTAAGCTATTTAGTTATTTACTTATTAAGCTATTTAGTTATTTACTTATTAAGCTATTTAGTTATTTACTTATTAAGCTATTTAGTTATTTACTTATTAAGCTATTTAGTTGTTTACCAGGACCCCCATCCTCCGCTACCACCTAAAACAGCATTTGCTGCCATTGGTTCACCAAACCCTTCAGTAATTCCCGGAGTTGCAGCACCCACTAATGGATTTGTATCTTGTCTATACATTGCATCATAATTTGGTAATTGTTGATGTTGCATAGTATTTTGATTACTTTGAGTATTATCAATAGTTGGCAACGAACTTATTGCTGTTCCATCTGTATAACCACCCATTGGTTGTTGTCCAGAAAGTGGTTGAGATACTTTCACTGTTCCATTTCCCTTCCCACCTTTCTTTTTAGTATCAGGTTTACCGTCCCATAATTCAGTGACGCGATCGACTAAAATAGATACTTTCTCTCCAAGCTTTGTTTGTAAACTCATTGTAATCATTAGAATCGCTAAAATTATATATACTATGTGAAATTCTGGATACTTTGCACCGCTATATGTTGGAATAAATGTTATAACTCTATGTATAATTAATAACCCCATAAACATGACAATAATTTGTATTATTACTTCTGCTGAAACTTCTAAACTACTTTTTTTATCATCTGCTTCAGGAACATATTTTTGCATTGTCTTATTTAAAATAACAATTGGAATTATTGCTATAACTGAGTATTGAAGTATATTTAAGATTTCAGATTTTGAATCATCATCAAAATTAAAAACGTGCTTAAAGAAACTTTTTGATTCGTCTGTGTTATCCATATCCCTATAGGGTATATTTAGAAATAAAAATAATAATTTTGTTTTTACTATATTAAAAGTATTAAAGATTACTCTAAATAATATTAAATAATGGAACATATCCCGGAAGAATATACTAATAGTCTTTCTAATTACGAATTACGTTTTAATAAAACTTCTGAACTGCTTATTCCTGACGAAAAAAGGCAGAACGACCAATTGAGTGAATTATATAGAACCGCTAAAACTTCTGAAAATATTTTTAATAACATTAAAAGGTTTCAGCATGAAGAATATCAATATCTTAACTTATTAGAGAATATTTTAGAAAATGGCGTTTGGGAAGAAGGCAGGAATGGTAGAACTAAGAGTATTTTTGGACACTCTATGCGTTTCTCTCTAAAAGATGGTAAAATTCCTATTTTAACAACAAAGAAGACCGCTTGGAAGACTTGTCTAAAGGAATTATTATGGTTTATTCGTGGCGAAACAGATAACAGATTATTGAAAGCACAAGGTGTCCATATTTGGGATGCGAATGCTTCGAGAGAATTTCTTGATTCAAGAGGGCTTACCTTAACTCGTGATGATTTAATCGGACCAGGTTACGGGTATCAATGGCGTTTCTTCAATGCGAATTATAACTGCTTTAGCGGTAAACGATTATTAGATGACGATCCTAAGGATGTTCATAAGGAGACTAAAGCATTTAAAGGTGTGGACCAATTGCAGCAAATTATTGACGCTTTGAAAGACCCTAAACAAACTAGCAGTCGGCGCTTGGTAATGACTGCTTGGAATCCAGCACAATTAGACCAAATGGCTCTCCCTCCGTGTCATATTTTGTGTCAATTTAATGTGCATGATGGCAATAAATTATCATGTGCTATGTTTCAGAGGTCAAACGATGAATGTTGTGGGACACCGTTTAACATAGCATCATATAGTTTTCTTACGCATTTGCTAGCAAAACATTGTGGATTAGAAGCATATGAATTTGTTTACTTTAAAGGAAATTGTCATATTTATGAAGATCATATTGAAGGAGCTAAAACACAATTACAAAGAGAGCCATATCCTTTTCCAACAATCTCTATAAAACAAATTAGAGAGAATATTAATGATTATCAAGTGGAAGATTTTGAGATACATAATTATCAACATCATCCTCAGATAAAGTTTCAGATGGTGGCATAAAATATCATCATAATCGTATTATAAATTATAATTATTTACCTTTTTTAGGATTTTAAATTGATTTTTAATTATATAAATATATAAAGATATAATCCATATATATTATTATATGGATTATGAGTTTGTTGTAGCTGCTATTTTTAAGAATGAACAACATGCATTAATAGAATGGATTGAGCATTATTTATTCCATGGTGCGCAGCACATTTATTTAATAAACGATAATAGTAGTGATAATAGTGCTAAATTGATTGAACCCTATATCGCTAAAAATTTAGTAACATTATTTAATATTAATTGGGATTACTATTTAGGACGTCAACATAATATTTATAATCATTATATATTACCTATTCTTAATGCCAAAAAAACAAAATGGCTATTGATTTGTGATTTAGACGAATTTATATGGTCACCACTAAATATTGATTTAAAAATTGTATTAAGAAATTGTAATCATTTATCTCAAATTCAAATAAGTCATAGACAGTTCGGTTCGTCGGGTTTTATTGAACAACCTCCATGTATTGTTAAATATTTTGTATATAGAGAAAAAGAAAAATCTATATTATATAAATATTTTGTAAATTCAGACTACAAATTTTCTTCTTTAGGTATTCATCATGCATCATATGTTAATGAAGAAGACTCTAACGGGAGCTTTATTAAAATAGATGATAATTATTTTAGATACAATCACTATAGAATCCAATCATTTAATTTTTGGAAAAATATAAAATGTACTAGAGGAGATGCGGATAATTATTTAGTTAGAGATGAGACACATTTTCACGATATGGACAAAAATGAAGTTGAAGATTTAGATTTATGGGAACAAAATAAACACATGGATTTTTATAAAAATATTTAGAATATTATTTTCTATTTTTTCTTGTTCTTCGTCCACCTCTACTAGCTGTTAAATGTGGAAATCTATAAGATACAAAACATATTGATGTTAAAACTGTTCCATGATTATCTTTAACATCTAAGTTATATTTTTCATATATAGTTTGTGCGTAAGTTATTTAGAAACAAATTGTAATAATAATTATATTATGAGTTCACGTTCACTTGCTGCTGCCAGAGCTAGAAGGGCTGGAGAAAATGCTCCACCTGTTAGCGGGAATAGACCTGTTACTTCAATCGGTTCACAAGCCGCATTTGCCCAACAAATGCCTCCTGGTGTAGGATATAATATGCCACCACCACCGAGTAATGTAAGAACTGCCAGAGCCATGCAAAACACTGTTGCTCCTGTTAAACCACCTCCGCAACAATATCAACAATTTTATGATAAACAACAATCTCAACAACCACAACAATCTCAAAATAGTTTACCATTTTCTAAATTAAGCGTTTCTGATGCTATTGGACTAATTACATTAAGATTAGGTAGAGTTGAACAATGGATTATTGAAACTGAACACGAAGAAGGAAGTAGACAACTTGGAACTGGTGATATCACAGATATTCCTACTAATCATAAGGTTATTGATAATTCTGTATTGACTTCTATGATTAATCGTCTTGATTCTCTTGAAAAGAATGGACCAGGGTCAGGAACAACTGGTTCTTCAGAAGAAGTAAAAAAGTTGATTGAGGATGTTAAGACCTTAACTGAACAATTTAAGAGAATGGGTGATGATGTTGCAAAGCACACTATTGAGATTGCGAAAAATACTGAACAAGTATTTAGATTTAATAGAGAATTAACCGAAACCAAAGATATCCTCAAGTCATTTATGGTTAAATATGATATGTTTGCTATGGAAACTTTACAAAGTTTTTCGGATTATGAAACAGCATTATCTGATTTAGAATTACGTTTACCATCTGAACAAGAGAAGTCTCAAGAAAATTTAGGCGAACAAGAAGGAACACAAATTGGAACAAATATTAATGATATTGATACAACAGATGGAGAGAACATTATTATGTCGGTTGATCTTAAGAATTTGATAAAGCAAGAATTGAGTAATATTTCTTAAATAATCTGTTAAATATGATAACTTTTGAAAAACATATTAAAAATAAAACAATAGTTATTGTTAATATGGAATCTAATAAAAAAGTATGTCTTTTTATAAACGATAAAAGGAAAAAAGAGGTTTTCAATTCTATTTTTCAACTTTTGAAGAGCTCATCATCACAAATTAATTTGACTATTGATAAAATGAATTTTCATGTGCAAGGTATGGATAAATCACACGTTTGTTTATTTGATTTAAAATTATCTTTTGAATGGTTTGACTATTATGAAGTTGACCAAAAATATGAAGTGTGTTTTGATTCTGGAACTTTTTATTCAATTATTAGCACTAAATGCGATGACCAAGCTTTAACCTTTTATTTAGAAGAAGAAAATACTGATATACTATTTATTGAACTTAAAAATAATGAAACTAAAACTTCTGAAACTGTAAAGAAAGGAGATTATAATAAATTTTTCAAACTCCCTTTACTTGATTATGAATATCAGCAAATGGTAATACCAAATACAGACTATGATGCTGAATTTACCCTTCCATCTAAGAAAGTGACAGATATGTTATCACAATTAAGCAATTTCGGCGATGACCTAAATGTAAAATGTTCAGAAGATTGTGTAGACTTTAAAGCATCAGGTAATTCTGTTGAAATGCGTGTAAATATACCAACTGATGATATGTCTAGCTATGCTATTGTAGAGGACGAGATTATCAATTTAACATATAGTCTAATATACATTAGTAAGATGTGTATAACAAATAAATTAACAGATGATATTGATTTTAGCTTAAGTAATGAGTCACCAATGAAGATTAATTATAATTTAGGAAATGATAGTTTATTGATGTTCTATATAGCACCTAAAATATCCGATGACTAAATCCACCTTTAGAAAAGGTGGAGCCAAAATTAATACAAAATTAATACAAAATTAATACAAAATTAATACAAAATTAATACAAAAATATAATTTCTTTGGCTCCACCTTTTCTAAATGTGGATAAAGGTTGTCCTCGTTCTACTTAACAAATATTATTATCATTTTTAATTAAGATGAGAATAATTATAGGATTTTGTATTTTTTGTATAGTTTTGTTTTTATATCTTCATATTCAGTTTCATTTGAAAACTGGAGAAGATTTAGAAATGTATGAAGTCGACCAACCGTCGAAAGACAAATTGGAAGAAATTTGTGATTTAAGACAACCTGTTTTATTTGATTTTGACTGTCAAAAAATCATGGATACATCGAATCGGAATTATATAGCAAATAATTACCACGCATTTGAAGTTAAAATAAGAAATGTTAAAGAACAAGATAATAATGAAGAACTTTATATGCCACTACCAATACATTCCACTGTTAAGCTTTTTGATGAAGACAAATCATCCTCTTATTTTAGTGAAAATAATGCCGACTTTTTAGAAGAAACTGGCATAAGCAAAAATATGCGATATAACGATGAGTTTCTTAGACCATATATGGTTTCGAATTGTAATTACGATATACTAATGGGTAGCGCCCATACTTGTACTCCATTTAGATATGAAATTAACTATCGGAATTTCCTTTTATTAACACAAGGAACCGCACAAATTAAACTTGCCCCACCACATAGTATTAAATACTTATATCCTATTTATGATTATGAAAATTTTGAATTTAGGTCTCCAGTAAATCCTTGGAAACCGCAACCTAAATATATTGCCGATTTTGATAAAATTAAATGTCTTGAATTTACTCTTGTTCCAGGTAAAACATTGTATATACCTGCTTATTGGTGGTATAGCATTCAGTTCAATGAAAATACTAGCATTTCATGTTTTAATTATCGAACATATATGAATAATCTAGCTATTTTACCTTATATTTGTTTACATGCGTTACAAATCCAAAATGTTAAGAGGGATGTTGTTAAAAAAGTTAGTATAAATGAATTAAATAAAAATGAAATTATTGTACCTGTTGATAAAGAGGACATAGTCAATACTCATAGTAACAATACTAATACTAATGATATCGAACATATTGATAATTATAATAATAATCAAATTGATAACTATAATAGTGATAGCACTAATATTGATGATTTACCTCAACCTGTATCAAATGATAATAATATTGGAGCTGAACTATAATAAAATCTTCGGATATAGTATAATGGGATTTACTAAGTTTCTTTCTTTTTTAAACCCTTTTTCTACTACTCGTAAGAGAAAGCATAAGACAAGACGACAGAAAAACCATAAAAGACGCACTACGCGTCGTGCAATGCGAGGTGGATGAGGTGAAACTTTTGTACCTAATACAAAATATGTTATGAAAGGAGGATGAGGCGGGACTCTACCACCAGTTTAAATAACATGTAAAACGTAATATATATATATAATTTTAAAAAATCTGTGTGTTCTAGAATGACAATTTTTATCCTTGTTTACCGTTGGATAAAAAATTCGATAATATTGAAAATCTGGTTTTTTATTTGTTTTATTTAATAAAATATATAAAAATAAAATATATAAAAATATAATATATAATATGCAGATATTTATTAAAACCTTGACAGGTAAGACTATCACCCTTGAGGTTGAACCTGGTGAAACAATTGAAAATGTGAAAACTAAGATTCAAGATAAAGAAGGTATTCCGCCCGATCAGCAAAGACTCATATTTGCAGGCAAACAATTAGAAGATGGTAGAACGTTAACTGATTATAACGTGCAGAAAGAGTCCACTTTGCACCTTGTGCTTCGGCTTCGTGGAGGTGTTGTGGCTTCGCGTTTTATTACGATGAATATTTTTTCTTGAAGTTCAAATTCACTAAAATCATTTTTTGTTTCTAAATTTATATCAAATTTGGAATTCTGTTATAATTAAATTGTTAAATTCATTTTTAACTGATTCTAGTTTTAACTCTAAATTTTTAATTTCTCCTCTGCAAAATGCACAGCAAGGTGTTTCCCTCCGTTCATTTTGTAATGATTGTCTAATACAATCTTTACAAAATTCATGTCCACAATCTAATTTTACAAACATTTTTTTTTCACATTCTTCATAGCATATATTGCACTCACATTTTTCTTCCAAACCATCTTGTTCCTCTGATATTTTTGTTTTGATATGGAACTTTCTATTTAATTGAGACCTCACGCTTATTCCTCGTATTATCTGAATAAATCTAATTATGTCAGTAAACATCATCGTATATAAATTATGTTCATTTTCTAGTAATTCCCGTATTCCCATTTCTGAGAATTCAAATTGACTCCATATTTGATTGGGATTGGATGTCTCAACTGATTGTGTTTCTTGAGTTGTTGTTATTTCTTGAAAATTTTCATTATTATTTTGTGTTAGTTCCGTCATAAAGTATTGAATAATCACTATTATACATGCATCTATATTACTCCTACTATTTAGTCCACACATTCTAATTGCAAATGCTTTGATTAAATTTGGTTGTTCTAGTGCCTTGTTCAATAAATATCGACGTAAACTTGCTATATTTGTTATATTTTCTTGTCCTTGTGATACTATCAATTGTATCACATCTAACGTTTGTCTTTCAAAAATAGTAATCATTTCACTATTACACCTGGTAATATTATGTCCCGCTATTCGACAAAATGAACAGCGTCTAACCGAATTATTACCATTTCTATTTTCACGATTAAATTGAATACTCATTTGTATTATTTTTTATTATTGTTTTTTGCAATTTTTATAATTTTTACAACTTTTATATTTTTATATAAGTCTAATTATTTTCATAAATTAATTATTCAATTTTTTTATTATACTTTCTAATTCGTTTAATTGTGTTATAGTATTCACACCAGTAACTTCTATCATTTTTTCAGCAGGCAAATCATATAAATCTATGTCTATATTTTCTTCCCTCTTAATTATCTCGACAATGTCTGTTAAATAATATTCATGTTTTTTATTATTATTATTAATATACGGTAACCATTTACATAATATTTCTGTATTAAATGCATATATTCCACAATTTACCTTTAAAATATTTAATTGTTCTGTTGTGCAGTCATTGTGTTCGACAATTCTTTCAAATTTTCCGTCTTTTATAATTATTCGTCCATACCCTGTTGGGTCCTCATTTGTTGTTATAATAATTCTTGCTTTATCTAAGTTATTCACCAAATGAAACATAGAATCCATTGAAAACATCGGAACATCTCCTGAGAGAATTAAAGTATTTGAATCTGGATATTTTATTAATTTATCTATACAACATTGAATCGCATGTCCAGTCCCTAATGCTTCTGGTTGATTAACATATGTTATATTTGACATTATTAAATGTTCTTGTTCTTCTATTGCTGCTTGTATTTCATTTCTATACTTACCAACAACTATTAATATTTGTTTCAAATTAATTTTGTTCTCCAATTTTTGAAGATTACGCAATATATGATTTATCATCGGTACACCCCCCAATTTATGAATGACTTTTGGGATATTTGAACCCATTCTTGTCCCTAATCCTCCAGCCATAATAACGACAACTAAATCTTTATCCATTTCTTTATATCTCTATATAAAACTTTGGAATTTTACGAAGAAGATATTATTTATTATTACTATTATTACTTAAAGATATTACTACATATATGTAGTAGGATATGCATTTTAAAATTCACGTAAATGACCGGAGTTATAACTCCTGGGAGATATTTGATACAAATAAATTTAATAAAGTTGAAGTTAACATCAATCCTATCGAATCTAAATTATTTGCGAATGATGTATTTACAATCGATAAAAATAATAAAGTTACTATAGTACATTCATCTATTAGGTCTGGACCAGCTATACCAGGAGTTTTAATTCTTGATGGAAATAAAACTTATGGAAGAGAAAAAAAAATGGTCGAAGGGTCAATTGCTAATAAAACAAAAAATCATGTAGGAAGATTGTTATATAAATGTATTCCTGATGATACCAGATTACCCTGTTTTTTAGTTCCATATGAAATTAAAAATATGGGTTTTTCGAAAATATTTAAAAATATATATGTCACAATTAATTTTGAAGATTGGGAAGATAAGCATCCAAGGGCAAAACTTGATAATCTTATCGGTCCAGTTGACATTCTCGATAATTTTTATGAATATCAGTTATATTGCAAAAGTTTGCATGCTTCAATTCAAAAATTTCAAAGAGATACTAGCAAATCAATCGAAAATAGATGTCACGATGGTATTATAGAAACAATTATTAATAAATATCCCAATATTGAAGACAGAACAAACCAGTCTTACTGGAATATAATTACAATTGACCCAACGAATAGTGTCGATTATGATGATGGATTTAGTATTATTCAGCTGGATGAAGGTATGAAACAATTAAGTATATATATATCTAATGTTACGATTTGGATGGATATATTAAACTTATGGAACTCATTTTCAAGAAGAATTTCTACCATTTATTTACCAGATAAAAAACGACCTATGTTGCCTACTATTTTATCTGATTGCCTATGTAGCCTACAAGAAAATGTAAGGCGAATAGCGTTTGTAATGGATGTATTTATCAGAGAAAACGAAATAGTTGATATCAAATTTTGTAATGCTGTTATCAAAGTCTCTAATAATTATGTTTATGAAGACCCTAAACTATTAGGTGACCAGAAATATCATAAGATATTAGAAGCAGCTCATGAATTATCCAAAAAATATAAATATATCAATAATGTCCGTAATAGTCATGAATTAGTATCGTATCTTATGATATTAATGAATTACCACTGTGCTAAAGCGTTAATCAAACATAAAACAGGCATTTTTCGTTCTACAATCATGAAGAGGGAATTTAGTGTTCCAGATACACTACCCGAAGATGTTGGCAAATTTATTAAAATTTGGAATAGTGCATCTGGTCAGTATATTGATGGCTCAGAAATTGCCGATACTAGACATGACTTCCTTGATATGGATGCATATATTCATATTACTAGTCCTATTCGTCGTCTAGTTGACTTACTTAATATGATAAAATTCCAGAGCACTTTGGGAATAATTACTTTATCAGAAAATACGAACAAATTTTACGAAAAATGGTTGAATGAAATTGAATATATTAATATAACCATGCGGTCAATTAGAAAGGTACAATGTGATTGTTCACTACTCGATTTATGTTTTAATAATCCCGAAGTAATGGAAAAAGAATATGATGGTTATTTGTTTGACAAATTATATAGAAATGATGGTCTATATCAATACATAGTATTTTTACCAGAATTAAAGTTAAATTCAAGAA